ATTATGGCAGGAACTATGGGGATTAGAGAGATAAAAGATTTTATTAGATATAATGGTGATGGACCTTATCAAAATTTAGATACTTTTCAAAAAATAATTGAAGCTTTTATAAATAGTAATATATTAGGACCTGGAACTGTTTTATATGAATCTTTATTATCTTTTAAATATGGTGCTAAACCTTTAGAAACTATTGCAGGTCCTGGATTATCTTGGTTAAGTAATGCTTTATCTGCAATAGGACAAGCATCAATGGGTAATGTAAGAAGCTTATCCAGATTTATTATTAATAATATACCTGTATTATCTGCTATTCTTCCTAAAGAAAAAAAAGATACTGGTACAGAAATATTACAAAGAAAATTCGAAGACTTATTACAATAAGGAGTAAACAATGGCAGATATGACAATGATATGGAATGCAATACTAACAATGGCAATAGGTGGATTTCTATGGTGGATACGTTCTACATCTGCTGCTATTAGTAAAGTAAAAGAAGAACTATCAGAGACAAGAGAGAACATAGCTGTAACCTATGCTTCTAAAGAAGATGTTAAAGATGATTTAAAACAACTGCTTCAAAGATTTGATAGATTAGAAAGTAAAATAGATGATATGATAAGGAGACATAAGTAATGCATACAAGATGGAAATACTTTTCTGAAGAAGAACTAAGATGTAAAGGTACAGGTGAAATACATATGGATGAAAAGTTTATGAGTAAGCTTGATGAGTTAAGAGATAAGTTAAAACAACCTATGACTATTAGTTCTGGTTACAGAAGTGAAGCACATAATATAGCTATAGGTGGTAGTAAACAATCTGCACATTTAAAAGGGTGTGCTGTAGATGTAGTATGCTCTGGACATAAAGCTTTTGAGATAGTGCGTTTAGCTATGGAGTTAGGCTTTACAGGTATAGGTGTAAAACAAAATGGTGTACATGGAAAAAGATTTATACATTTAGATACTATGCCTAGAAAATCAGTAACAAGTCCTAGACCTTGGATATGGTCTTATAAATAAGGAGATGATGTGGACCCTATATCAGCTATTGGTGTTGCTACAACTGCATATAATGCAATTAAAAAAGGATTTCAAGTTGGGAAAGAAATTGAGAGTATGTCCAAAGACCTTGGTAGATGGATGGGTGCTATTCAAGAGGTTAAAGAAGGTCATAATAAAGCAAAAGGTAGGTCTTTTGGTTCTGTTGAAGAGGAAGCTTTAGAATCTTTTGCTGCTTTAAAACAAGCACAACAAATGGAAAATGATTTACGTAACTTTGTAAATCTATCTCATGGTCCTAATGCATGGAATGAAGTGCTTAGAATACAAGCACAGATAAGAAAGAAAAAGAAAGAAGCTCTGGAAGAAGCTAAAAGAAAACAAGCACAAATGATAGAGAATATTATTCTTGGAGTTCTTCTGATATTTTTTCTTGGTGCTGTTGGCTTTGTTCTGTATTTAATTTTAATTGTAAAGTAAAATCACATTTACTAAGTATACTTTCTACTTTCTTTTTACCTAATATATTAAGTGAATTAATTATATTTTTTTCTAATCCTTCAGGAGAAGTATCCACTTCTTTATCACTCTTTGCTCCTCTTATCTTAGATAATAATTCTAAAGCTTTAATAGCACTATTAGTATGTCCATTAGTTTTTGCAAACTCATATTGTCTTTCTATCTCAGTAATAACATCAACATTAGTTTCAAGATTATCTTCTAATTCTTTTATTCTATCTTTTATCTCAGGTAAGTTTTTTAATCTAAATCCTGTATTAGCTAATGCATGAGAAGAGTTTGCTGTATATCCTGCATATCTAGCTGCTTCTGTAGCATTGTTATGAATAACCATACCTTGTGCAAACTTCTCATACTTTTCTTTTAATGCCATTTAACCACCTACAATCCAATGAAAACCACCTGCAACTAAACCAGTTATAACTGCATAAATAAATAATTCTATATACATAGCTTCTATACTCCTTATTTTATAATAAATATATTTTAAAAAATTCATCTGTATATCCTTACATTAGGGTTATTAGCATCTACCTCTATAGGTTTACATATAGCTTTATATCTAGCACCACCAGGTACAGCAGGTTGTCTCATTAATGTTTTTGCAAAATATTTACATCTATTAATATCTGCAAAAATCATGTTACTTTCTTGCTGTGCTTGTCCAAGATAGATAACTAATAAAAATACTGTTGTCACTTTAAATTATCTCTTGCTACATTTTTTGATTTTTCAAAAGACCTCATTGCTCCTAATCCTAATAAAGACATTACTAATGTAATTAATCCCTCTACTTCTAGCTGTGGAGGTACTACATCAGGCATCCATATACCTGTAGCCCATGTTAAAATTGGACCTATGAAGAACTGCCATAGTAGTCCTAGGCAACAGACCCACATTATTGCAGGACGTGCTCCTGAAACAAATAAACTAGGATGTTTAGCTTGTTCTTTGTTTACTTCTATTTGTGATTTAGCTAATTCTTGTGCATGTTTCTCTGCCATAGTAGACAGGTCATGAGCAAGTTGCATTTGCTTATCTTTATCTTTTATAAACTTGCCAAGTAATTTACTAGCAGGTCCTATTAAAGCTGTTAAAGCCATTATTCTTCCTCCTTTTTTATACAGTCAACATGAGTATAATCTTTACCCACACAAACCATATATATTTTTAAATGTTTAAAATTATTCCAAATATTTTTTACTTTAGCTGACCACCAATGACCATTAAACACAGACACATGTACATTCTTTCCTTTAAATTTACCTTCTTTAAAATGTTTAAGTGCAGGTTGACAAGATATATTTAAGAATACTGTTTTTTTACTATGAGATAATATCTCTGTTAATACCCAATCTATATCTTGTTCTGCTATATGCTCCATAACATCTGTGCATATAACAATATCATATTTTTTATTAGGTAATTTATTATATTTAGGATAAGCAGGGTCATATAAATCAAATGAATCTAAGTTACATAATTCTTGAATAGGTTTTCTTATTCCTAATTCTTTACATTTTCTTTTCATGTAAGGAACTGCTTTACCACAACCATAATCTAATAATGTTTTACATTTATTTTCTTTTACAATATTCATTAATGTAGGAACAAGAGGTATTAAACTTATACCTCTAAATTTACCTTCTTCTTTATGTAATTTTTTATAAGAGTCTAGTAGTTCATAATAATCTTCTGATGGTTTTAACATCATACTAAGTCTCCTTTAAAAGATTGTTGCTTTTGTGTATATCTAGCAGATAACTGCCATAATGCAGACACTAATGTATTTTCACCATGAAAATTAATATCCATCTCCATAGGTGATTCGTTAAAATACTTTTCACAATCTTGTGCTAAAGCAAGTAACTCACCTGTTGTCCAAAACTCTTGTTTATTAACAGATACCTTAAAGTATTTAGGTCTAGGTTGTTCATCTTCTGCACCTGTAGTTTCTTTCTTTTGTTCTTCACTAGGTTCTTCCATGTTAGAATCAAAACCAAATAAATCAAAGAAACGAAAACCCATAGTATGCATAATACCTATAGCTCTCATAGCTGCACAAGTACCACCTGTTATTAATGTAGTGCCTTCTGGTAAACCTAAATCTTTATTTAAGGTAACTTGATTATTTTGTATACCTTTTTTTTGTTCTTCAGGGTCACGTAATGATTCTGTAAATGCGTGCCATCCCCATATATTTGCTTTCTTTTCTATTAAATAATCAGTAACAGAAGGGTCAGTCATAGAAGCAACAAAGAATTTTGTACTAGGGTCTATAGTTTTAAATAAATCTTTTCTTATTATACCATGTGTACTTTTACCTGTAATAGGTCTAGGGTCTAATACAACACATGCCCAAGGTTTAATACCATGCTTTAATAATCTAGGATAAGAATGTTTAACAGTAACAACTTTACTATTAGGATTATCTTTAATTAATTTTTTTAATTTATCAAAATTAATATAAGGTCCACCTGATACTAATATACATTTGTAATCATGTAAAGGAAACTTACCTAACCACTTATTAATCTTTTTAAAATTAGTTCTTATATTACCTCTAATATAATCTTTAGGTACACAATCTCTAGGATTAACTTTAATAGGTACACTAAATAAATGTTTAGGAGGAGAAGTTAACTTATCATTGTGTAATATAAATAATAAATGTGTATGTCCACCTTCTCTTACTTTATCTTCACTAGGTAATATATTATTCTTTATTTTTTTACCTAACATTTCTTTAACTTTATTTGTACCTTTATATTTATCTTCTACTTCATTACCATCTGTATCTTTAGAAAAGTAATTATCCATAACAACTACAGGTACATGTTTTAAACAATCATAATCACTTTGTTTTGTCTGTATACTATCACCACCACCTATAAAAGCATAGTCTATAGTAGGTAAAAATTCAAATAAATTTTCAGCTTTTAATGTTTCTCTACTATTACCTTTAGTTAAAACATAATTAAATGTTTTATTTTTTTCTTTCATTTTAACTTTAAATTCTTGTAATCTTTTCTCTACAGCTTCTAAAGTATTATGAGCTTTAACATTAAACTCTTCTTTATCTGTTTCTATTGTAGCATCTTCAAACAAATCAAAACCATAATACTCTAATGTATCTGTGTTTTCAAATGCAGCTAATGCCATCTCAATAGCACGACCACCATTCCATGTACCAACTTCTAATATAGTTTTAGGTTTAAAATGTCTAATTAACTCAGCATTTTTTTGATACCTTGAAGGTAATATATCTTGTGATACTGTATCTTTAGATAATTCAAATACACGATTACCTTTTGCATCTCTTAAAGGTATTATATTAGAATTAGAAACACCTTTTAAATGCACTAAATATTCTGACATTTGTTCTTCAATACTATGTATTTTTAAACCATGTGCTTTATATAAATTTAATAGCCTTTGAATAACAAAACCATCATGCCATTCTCTATAGCTAGTAAGTTCATCATTCATATATATTCTACGCAAATCCCATAATAAATCTAATGGTGGTTTTTTATTTAAATTAAATGCCATAAAAGACATATCTTCACCATGTACAATATCAACATTATCAGGTAGCATAGATAACATTTCTTTATAAGTTAATCTTTTATTTGTGTAAGAATCAATATCAACCCATATTAACCAACCTGCTTCTTTATTATTATCAGTTAAAGTAAAAGCATAATCTGTTAGTGCAAACATTTTGTGACACCATTTAATAGCATCAAGTTTTATATTGTAAGGTATCTGTCCATCTTCAGTACCATTATGTTTAGCATTATCTTCTAAAAACTTTACATATTTTTTATTATCTTTTAAATTAGAATACTCAATGTTTTTATTTAATGAATATTTAGAAAAAGGAAAGTTATGATAGTAAGCTTTTATTTTTAAACTAGGTTCCCAATTTTCTTGTATAGATTTAAAAAATACATTACCAAATCTGTTATATAAATCTTCATTAAAAGAGGTAACAAAATTTATTTTCATATCATGTAATCCTTATTAGCATCTAGTATACCTTGCATCTGTAACCATTGAGCATCATTACTCCATTCAATAGCATACTGTGCATCTTTGTCTCTTTTAGTTCCCCAATTTTTAAACCAAGGTCCACCTGTTGTAAAGTGTACATTCTTTGCATCTATATCTGTAGATGAATGATTGTCTAACCAATTCCACTCTTCTGGTATTGTACCTATATCTGCTTCTTTATCTGGTAACCATTGAAATGTATGTAACCATCTGCCTGACCTAGTATTTACTTCTTGTGGTGTAAGTTTTTGATTTACTTCATGACCACAATTAAACATAATTAAACTAGACCAATTTTTTCTAGGATAAGCATGTTGTTCTTTACCATCCATTTTCTTTTTATCTTTAGGTTCATACTTATGTTTAACTACATGTATAGGATAATAATTATTATTACATATTTCAAATAACTCTGATACATCTGCTCTAATATACATATCAGAATCCATATACAAAGCTAATCCTTCATACATATTTAAAGCAGGTATTAAAAATCTACTAAAACTAAATTGTGTAGAAAAAGGTTTACCATCTATTTCATCATAGTCTTGTCCACTAATTGTATTATGTTTTCTAGTATAGACACCTATCTTAGTAAGTATATCTCTTCGTAAAGGTATAACACGTACAGCTTTAGTAGATATTCTTTCTAATGAAAATTTTAATACCTCATAAGCAGTATGTTCTTTAGGGTCATACCCTATGTAAACTGTGTTTACCATTTGTTTCTTTAATAGCATATGCATTTCCTTAAAATTTATATTCTTGGTCAATAAACCAAGTACCTGCTTCTACTCCACGACCTGTTCTTTTTCTTTCATAAGCAAACTTTAATTTACTTTGATAAAAATTTTTTGTAGCATAAGCTCTAAACTTTGAACCATCATGTTCATTATCTAAATCATGATAGTATCTATAACCTAGTGAATCCAAAATATTATCTCCTGAATAACTAACAGTAGTAAAAAAAAATAATAATACTAATAACTTTTTCATATATTTCCTCAAAAAAAATGGGGGTATATTTCAACCCCCTAATTTATAAACTTAATTAATCTTAATCTTCTTAGGTTTTTGTTCTTCAGGTACAATCTGTTTAAGAGTTATTCTTAATATACCTTCGTTGAATGTAACGTCTTCAACGTTTAACGTATCGTGTAGAACAAAGTCCCTAGTAAAAGACCTTTTAGCTATACCCTTATGTAAGTATTCACTCTCTTCTGCTCTTACATAATCACCTTCTATAGTTAAATGATTTTCTTTTACAACTATATTCAAATCATCTTTTTTAAATCCTGACAGAGCAAACTCAATCAGAAAAGTTTCTTCATCTTCTTTTATAATATCATAAGGTGGATAGTTTGTATCTGTCCCTCTTATGTTGTTCATTACATCAAACAATCTATCAAAGCCAATAGCTTGTCTTGCAAATGTATCTACTTCAAACATATATTTATCTCCTTATTAAGCAAGTTAAAAAACGAGTCCATTTCTGGCACTCATGATGTAATTATACACCACCTAATTTTAAAAGTCAAGAACTTTTTATATATTTAATAAACCAAATGTATTTAATATAGCCATAAGTATTACATATAGCATCCATAATCCTACACAAATAGCCATACCATTAACTATTAATTTACATATTATATCTAGTAGTGTCATTTATATTAATCCTAATTCTAGTTTACCACTCTCTGAAATCATATCTTGTGTCCAAGGTGGGTCCCAAGTAATACCAACTCTGACTATATTAACCTCTTCTAACTTTGCCACTTCATCTTCTATTTGCTTTGGTAAATCTTGAGCAACTGGACAATGTGGTGTAGTAAGAGTCATAAGAATGTCAACATTATTATTTTCTTTTATATCTACATTATATATTAAACCTAAATCATATATAGAAATAGGTATTTCAGGGTCATATACTTTTTTTAACACGTCTACAATACTTATTTTTAAATCTTCATTATTCATTATATATCAACCAATTCACATGAACCTGCAGTACAAGCTAACTCTTGTGAACCTCTTGTATTATCTTCTGTCTCAAACTTTTGTAATAAAGACCAGTCAATATTTTTAGGCATCTTAGATTCTAATTCTTTATATTTCATTTCATCTATATCTTGATAAGGTGCTTGTTGATATGTATGGTCTGAGAAAGGTAAGAATGATATACCAGATAGTGTATCAAAATTATCCCAACACCAGTTACCTACATTAATCCATTCATGTTCCTTAACAGATATAGTTACTGAAGGTTTATGTTCACACCAATGTTGTGCATAACACTTCCATATCTCTAACTGTTCAATAGCTGTCATAGTATCTCTATATATAGCACCAGGTTCTGTTTTCATAGGAAAAGAAAAGACAGAATTATTAGGTTGCATAACATCATCTTCACAAGGTATACCCTGCTCTGCCATAAACTGTGTTAGTGGGTCTTTCTTATCTCCCCTTACTGTTCTAATGTAATATGGATTATGTCTAGCATGAATACCACTAGCACTATCAACTAACTGACTAACTGTACCTGAAGGTTTAACACAAGTAATAGCTGTTGATTGTTGTATTCCTAATTTTTTAGACCACTCTTCATTTACTAATACAGCTTTGTATCTCATCTTGCTTAAAAAATCTGGTAAAGGAGTTCTCATTCTAGACAATAAACTATTATCCATAATACCTGTAAGAGACACACCTAATAATCTTTCTTCTTCTGTATTTGTTTGCCATCTTTTTCTAAGATAACCAAAGTCTGTTAGTGTTGCTTGTATTGTACCTAGTATAGTAGCTACTTCTATCTTATCATGTAACATATCTTCTGTATCTGTAGGTCTTACAACTACCTCTGTAAGATTACAAAATTGATTAGGTCTTAATATAATTTCACTACAAGGATTAGTACCAAAATCCCAATTACTATTACGTCTACCATTTTCTTTAGCTTTTTCTTGAGCAGACTTTCTATTAAAGATACCACGTTCACCAGATTTACTTTCATATAATGCTAACCATTCTTTCATAAAGATACCTGCATCTGGTTTCTCTGTATATGCTACAGAGTTATTAGCTAATGCTCTTTCTGGATTAGTCTCCCACCAAGCACCAGACTTAGCAACTCTTAATCTCTGGTCTGATAAATTAGACAGAGATATAAGAGCTGACCTACGCACACCACCTACAACTACAACCTCACCTGTTTTACAAACTATATCATGGCACTCCATAGAAGATAGTTTTCTACCTTTAGCATTTTTAAACTTCTCAATAGTAAAATCAAAAAGATTAACTAAAGGTTGAGGACCACTTGCTCTACCACCAAATGTTTTTAATCTCTCACCTGCAGGTCTTATTTTGCTTACATTTATCTTTGGTATTCTACAAGTATAAAGAAAAGATATTAAATCTTTAAAAGCTCTTGCCCATCCTTCTTTAGAATCAGCAACAGATATAACATCTTCTGTCTTTTCAAACTCTCTATCTGGTATAGTAGGTAACTTATCTACATACTGTCTTTCAACAGAAAAACCTACACCTGTACCATTCATAAGTATATATAATACTTCATCAAAAGATTTAGGTGTATCAATAGGTATATACGAACAGTTATATCCTGCTATGTTTTCTCTTTCTAATGCATTGCCTGCAGTCATTAATGCTCTCATAGAAGGCATAACATTTAATCCTATTATATTATCTTCTATTCTTCTCCATACTTCACTATCTAATTTAACACCTAGATTTTTATTTAAATGTATTTGAAAGAAATTAGTTAATCTAGTTACTGTTTCTATCCATGTTTCTCTTCTACCCTCATCAGGTAGCCAACGTGCATATCTAGATGCATGAATAAACGTCTGATATTCTGTTGGTAAATAGTTATTCCCTGCCATAATCTTTCTCCAATATTAATTCACAATAATGTATTACTTTCTCAATGTCTCTTGCACCTTCACCTTTTCTTCTATGTCTTGTAATATATTTTACTACATTACCCTCAAGAAATGTAAGGTTATTTTCTACAATATAATCAACAGGTTGTATCTTACATGTCTTGTAATGGTCACCACCTACCTGTCTATCAGTAGCAATTCTAGCTTCTTTCTCTAAATTTATTTTCTTAAAACCTTTTTTATCTTTTACTGTTTCTCTAATAGCTTCATCCATTTGTCCCATAAACCTCTCCTATAATTTTGTTAAAAAGTATGCTATCAAAACAATAAACATACCTAAAATTATTCCTATAATAAAACATGTTAATAAATTAAATTCCATATTATATCATCTTTTTTATTCTTTGTCTAACATATTTTAAATCTGGTGAATGAATAACTTTATATGCAAAACTTCTTGTGTATGTAGGACTTAATCCTGCATGGTCACATATCTGTTCAAAGTTATCACATGTAACACCAACACTACAAAAGAACCATGCTATTGCTCTATCTTTATTTACCTTACTCTTATTATTAGTAGCATCTAATAATGCTTGTAAGATAACAGACAAAAATAAACCTCGTTCAGGAGCTTCATGTTTCTTTTGCTCTACATCTATAAATATATCAATTTTCTTTTTCATCATTTACTATTGTATGTAACATTTCTATAGCATCTTTTGCTTCAGATGCTTTATGCACTAGACCTATTACATCTTCTACAATCTTAGGATGTTCACCTACACCCACAGGATTATTGATATGTATTTTAATATTTGCTAATGCTTTGTCTCTTTCTGCTGTATAATGAGACATAACTGCTTCTAATATATATGCTTTTGCTACCATTTTATTTCCTTTACCAATCTATTATTTCTTGAACCCTAGGTTCTTTATAAACTTGTGTAAGATATGTTGTGCCTTTTTCATACTTAAAAGCACGAAGTCCTTGACCATTGTTAGCATCAGACCAACACTCTCTTTTATGAGCACAAAAAACACAACCAATAGCAAGCTTCCTATTCCCAGAAATACCTTCAGGAATATCACTATAACATCTATCAGGAACTCTTTTACTTTCCAATGCACCTTTAAGATATTTAATTCTTTCTTTTGCATCTATCATCTCCAAATCATGTACTCTTGTTAAGGCAATATTACCATGCTGTTTATCTATAGCTAAGAAACATGCTTCTTTAACATTATTACCTGCAGAGTATGCAGATATTTGTGCTATATATCCAAAGGGGTCATCATCAGCTAGTCTATTATTAGCAAATTTTTTAAATGCATAACCACTAGCACTCTTACAATCTACTAATACATTATCTATCTTACAATCTTGATGTCCTTTAATACCTTCTACATCTACTTGCTTTTGTTCTTCTGTAACTGTATGACCAGATGCTCTAGACAATAGTATAAGTAAGTCTTCAAGTATGTGACCATATAAAAATTTAATTCTAGTAGCAGAAGATATAGGTCTTGCTTCTGAACTAGAATGTTTATCATACCATAACTGTCTAGTAGGTTTACCTATAGCTGATAAAGATAATTTTCTTTGCTTTCTAGGTTGTTCATTTAAAACAGTCTTTATATTATTAGTTACATTCTTTGTAAATTCTTTTAGATGTTTATCTAATTCTTTTTCATCTATAGTATTTGTAACCATAGGGTCAAATAAATTATATATATCTTCTACTAATGTGTCTATTGTTTTCATATCTAATGTAGTGCCCTGCAATAATACAAGGCACTACCCTTTCTATGTTAAAGATTAACTAGCAAAAGAAACTTCTTCGTCAGCTTCTTTAGATACAAAACCATCTTCAACTACACCAAATGCTTCTTCAGCATCTGCATCAGTATTGTATGGTACTAAGTTTGTTACTTGTATTGCTCTTAAATCAGCAGATACACCAGACTTACCACCAAACTCCCACTCATATGTAGAGTATAATACATTAACTTCAGAACCATTACCAATTAATGTACCAATCATTGCTCTCTTCTGAGCATCTACAACTTCAGGAGCCTTATTTAAGTTACCATCTTTTCTTCTTACTTTTCTTTTGATAGTAACAAAGTCACCTCTGTCATCATTCTTATTCTTCACAGAGATTCCATCAGCTTGAGCAATCTTTTTATTCTTCTCGTCAAGATTACCAACATCAATAGTCCACACACCATCTGAATCAAATGTTGTATTTGGACTTGTTATACTTGCCCAATGGGCATTACCTTTTATTACACTCATATTATTATCCTTTATTGTTGTTAAAATAGAATTATCACATATTCTAGTAGAAAAGTCAAGACTTTTTTTCCAATTAAATGTACTTTTTAATTGTAATACTTTTGACATTTCTATTCTAGATATTAAATCTTTTTTGTTTTGGTAACTCCTACCCCAAACTTTATAGTTTGCTTCACGAAAATACTTAACCTTATCAGTTAAGTCTACAACTTCATGACACAACTCTCTTAACTCTTCAGAGTTAGCAAAAACATATTCATCTTCTTGTTCAAAAACAAAGTAATCACATTTGCCATATAACCAACCTGCATTACCCATGGTATTTTTGAACTCCACTACAGTCCATAAGTCATCAAAACCTTTTGACTTATCTGTTCCTGTTCTTCTTGCTTTTATATCTACTGTAAATGTTTCATCCCCTTTCATTAAAATTAAATCAATATGGTCAGACATGTTCTGAGAATCAGAAGCAACCTTAACTTCATAACCTAATTTAATTGCTTCATCTATAAATAAATTCTCTGTTCTTATACCACGTTTAATATAATCTTTGTGGTCATGTCTTCCCTTAAACTCTTTAACTGTTACCATTATATTTCTCCAAATAGTTTACTGCTCTTTTTAAAAAATCTATGTTATCATCAAACCAACCTAAAGCTGAATTACATTTATTACATAACCAACCTCTAGCTTTTCCTGTGTCATGGTCATGGTCTAAACACCATTGATTATTTCTTTGCTTGTTTTCTTCAGCACTTGTCAAACAAATAGGACATCTATAATCTTTAGGTGGAGGAGGAGTAACTAATCTTAATTGTCTTGTTTGTCTATTCCTCTCATTAGCACAAGATTTACAAACTCTTTCAGTAGAAGGTAATCCTGTAGTCTTTTGATTATAACCATAACTTTGAAAGGCATCTAATGGTTTAGTCTTATTACATTTAACACATGTCTTTAATGGTTTGCTTGTATCAATAGATTCACAATCATTAAACAATTCTTTTTGTACTAATGAGTCTCTGCCCATGTCGTGCCTTCCTTCCATTCACTATCTAATGGACACTTCATCTTCAACTGATGCTCTGTATCTTTCATAGCATCTTTGGTAATACTACCAAATCTTTTTACATCTTTCTTTGCAACTTCATATTGGTATTCATCATGTATAGATGCAACTAACTTAGCATCAACACCTGTTTGTACTATTCTTTTATTCATGTTTATTAACCACAACTTACATACAACAGCACCTGCTCCTTGCAGTAATGTATTTAATGCACTATGTGGAGAACGTACATGTAATAGTCTACCATCAATACCTTTTATCTTACCTCTCTTAGCTGTTTCAGTTACACTATCCCTAACTCTTTTAAGAGCAGGCATGTTAGAAAGAAACCTATCTATTAATATCTGTCCTTCTTTAGCACCTGCACCTACTATCTTACCTATCTTAGATGCACCTGCACCATACATAAAAGCATATATAAATGTTTTAGCTTGGTCTCTATCTGTTAAACCTGCCATCTTCATATTAGCTGTATGTATGTCTCCATTTAATACTTCTTCAGTAAAGTTTTTATCATCCATAAGATGTGCTAAACATCTAAGTTCTAAACCACTAGCATCAGTACCAACAATGGAGTGAGTATAGGGATTGTCAACAGTCCAACATTCCCTACACTCTTTACCATATGGAGAACGAACAGCAGGAATCTGAGCCATGTTAGGACTGTTATGTGCCATACGACCTGTTACAGTACGTAATGTCATAACTCTACCATGTACTCTACCATCCTTATCATTACACGATTCAATCCAAGATTTAATCTGTGCAATTCTTTTTTGTAATAACAAATACCTAGCAAACTTCTTTGCTTCTTCTAAGTCTATGCTATTCAAAACTTCTTCATTAACAATTACATTACCTTTATCAGTATGCTTCTTAGGTTTCCAACCTAGTTCTTGTAATCTATCAGCTATCTGTTGTCGTGAACCTATATTAAAAGGTATGTATTTTGTTTTTGTTTTTAAGTCTTTTCTTGTAGGGTCAAAGTGTATCTTACCCCACTTTTCTAACTCACTTGCTTCATCTCTCAATGTATTATATAAAGACATAGCTTTACGAACATCTAATGCAAAACCATTTCTTTCTTGTTGGTCAATTATAACTCTTACTTGATGTTCTAAATCAATAGAAGACCTAGAAAAACCTTTGCCTTCTTTCTTTAAATGTTCATATAACTTATGTGTTATATTTACATCTTGCATACAATATCTTTTTAATTCTTCTGTATATTGACCAAAGGATTTTATATCTCCTTTAGGAAAATTAAATCTATCTCCCCATGCTCTTAGTCCATGACCACCATCACGTAATGGATTAAATAACTGTGATAATATTAATGTATCTAATACTTGTGAAGGTTTAATATTTGTACCTAACAATCTATTTAATACAGGAGCATCAAAAGATAAACCATTATGCATAATATATTGTTTAATATCTTTAGACCAGTCTTTAAATACATGCATATTACTTGGGTCAAATACTGTAGACACATTTGTTTCAATATTTTTAGCAACAATACAATTAATTACTTTAGCATTTATCTGGTCTGTTTCTATATCAAGAACAACTTTCACAATCTTCTTCCTCCTTCCCACACCAATTACAAGGTTCACCTTTACCTACTGCCATCATACTATGTTCTTCATGGCAATAGTGTTCCCACATTTCAGGCTCTTCTTCGTTTTTATCTAACCATTCTTTATAACCTTCTATCCAAATTTGCTTATCATCTGTTTCATTTTTTGGTAAGTATACCATATGAAAAGCACCACAGTTAGGACAGGATAAATTTGTTTCCATACAATAGTCCTCATCTTCATGGGCAATGTCATGGTCTCCTCCCCATATTAACTCTGTATCACAATGCCAACACTTCATTAGAATGGTACCTCCTCATTATTCTCTGCATTATAATCTACTTCATAAGGATTGTTAATCTCTTTCATACGACCTGTCTCTTTATTATAATGTAGATGTGTGGCTATACCTGTTTCTCCTGTATACCTGTTCTTTAAAATACGAATCGTAGTAGTGTTAGATTTAACTTCATCATCATCTTGTTGGTTTCTTTCTAATCCAATTACACCATCACTTAAATGAGCAATAGATGCTGAACCTCTAAGATGTGATAGAGTAATCTCTTTACCATTCTCATGTCCTGCATCACCTGCAGGTCTTCTTAAATGAGATACTAATAACATACCAATACCTGTTTGCTCTACAAGAGAACGCATCTTAGTCATTAATACATCAATAGACTTTCTTTCATCTCCATCTTCCTGACCTGATACAAGTATAGATAAGTGGTCAACAAATATCCATTTACATTCTAATGCTTGTGCCATGTATCTAACTCTAGATAGTATCTCGTCATTATCAATAGAACCAAAATGGTCAAAGGCAAAGAACCTACCAGAGCCAACTGTATTCTTTTGATACTCTTGTAATTGCTTTCTACTAAAACAATTATCTCTAATCTCTTTGATATATAATCTAGCATTAGCTTCTACTGACATAATATTAAATGCAGTATTTTTAATACTCTCTTCTAATGCAAGTATACCTATGTTATGATTTGTATTTTTGAGTAAATGATGCATGAGTTCTCTCATAATAGAAGACTTACCCATACCTGCACCAGATGTAAATGTAATCAACTCTCCTGTTCTCATACCATAAGTCTTTTCATTCATCTTACTCCAAGGATAAGGTACTGTTTCACAATACTCTTCTGTGTATAAAGCATCTCCTAAATCTCTAAGATTAGTAATACCTGCAGGAGTAAAAGGCTCTGCGTTCCACCATGCTTGAGAAAACTTTTCTCTCTTACCCATTTTTAGATACTCATTAGCATCTTTAAATTCCATGTTCATTATCTTACATTTGTTAGGACTAAACAACTGTGCTACTTTTTCACTAGCTTCTCTACCTTGCTTATCCATATCAAATGATATGACTATATTTTGAAAGCTATCTAAGTATTCAAATGCTTTTCTACAATCACGTACAGCAGACCCTGCACCTGTCTTAATAGAAACACATGCCCACTTGCTACCTAATAATTCATAGGCAGACATAGCATCTACTTCACCTTCAGTAATGGTTACATACTTACCACCACCTGTAAATAAATCTTGTCCAAACAATACTGCATTAGTTACATTTCCTTCTACCCACATATTTTTTGTGGCTACATCTCTAACCTTATTACCAATATTGTTTCCACCACTATCAAAGTATTTATATATATGATGTGTATTCATATTACCATTTACTTTAACTTGTGTGTGATATTTTTGTGCAGTTTCCTTACTAATATTTCTTTCAGTCAACGCACCTGTTACACCTACAGTTTTTATATTACTTTCAGTAGGTATAGGTACTACCTTTTCATGTTCCATATGCTCTCCAAATCTAGTGTTACAGGAAAAACAAAAACTATACCCTTCTGCATGATTGACGTTGCCATCACTTGACCCACACTTAGGACAAGCACCCCTATCTAGCCATGTTTTATCCATATTAATCCCCATTAAAAATTTTATTATATACTATTATATATTGTTAGTCAATATCAAAAGAACTATCATATATTTTATTATAAGCATCTATCTCAACTTCTTTTGTTTCATGTATATCTCTTTTGGCTAATTCCATAGCTTCAAAAGATTCATAACCTTCCTCAAGGTACTCATAATATCTTTCTTTAATTAGTTCTTTTATTTCTTTTTCTAATAAATTCATCTTATTCTCTCTTGTTATAATGTAAGTAAATAAAATATAAAACTTACAGTTAAAAGTATAGGAAACAAATGGTTTACCCATAATATTTTCTTATGACTTTTTTTAAACCATTTTCCTGTGGCTTTTAATCTTCTTTCTCTATCTTTATTCATCTTTAATATGTCCTGCATCTGGATTTTCTACTACTAAATCATATCCAAAATCACTTTGCACTCTTTTAAATTGTTTGAGTTCTGTTTTTAGCACACTAACTTCTGATACTAACTCTTTAACTCTAACTCTTAATCCATGCACTTCTTTTTCTTTTTCTGCTAAAGATTTTTCATATATATTTTCAGTCATTGTACACTCATAATTTCTATATTGTCATCTATCAATGCTTGTATTTGTATATTTCTTTCATCATATAAATTTTGTAAAAACTTTTTAGCATCTGTTTTATTTTTAAAATACATAACTTTACCATCATCTTCTTCTAATATATCTGGTAACTCTACTTGATTAGGATATGGCATAGCTATTACATACATATTATTTTTATTATACATTACATTTTTCATATAGTCAATACCCAATGTAAGGCACAATAAAACATAGAAAATACCACCCTAAAATACCTGCAAGTATTTGCATCATTTCTTTATTTATATTTATCATTCTTAATACTCCTTTCAACTTTTTTGTATAAACTGTTGTTATATTTGTGTAATTTATAATTAACTTTATTATCTTTTAGCATATCAAACAACCTATCTAGCACATCTTTTTTAGAAGGTCGTCTATTAAAATCTAATTCTATTTCTACTTTGTACTTCATATCTTAATCTCTTGTATATTTATGTCTAAATAATCTGCAAGTAAATATCTTATCTCTGTGTAGCAATCATCACATAATAAAAGATTACATGCTCTATTCTCCATATCTTCTGGGTATGCTTTATTAGAGCAATCTTCTTTTTGACATTTAATTTTTTTACTCATCTTTATTCTCTTTCTCCCCAGAGATAGCACCTATCTTTCCTTTGAAAGGTATAACTTTTGCACTAGGTCTAGTATCAATAGGCATATCTGAATCAAAAGATACCTCTGGTGGAAACATAAAATCTTCTAGTTCATTAAACCCACCTATGTGTAGAAAGATTTGTGGCACAGTCTTATGTCCTGCTTCTCTAAATCTTTTTATCTTAGGTAAGTTATCTAGCACTCTCTCTTCGTATACTTCTCCTGCTTCATCTAGTAATGCCTTTGCTTTGGCACAATACTCACAGTTCTTTTGTGTGTATATAATATATTTAATCATCTGCTAAGTCCTCCTCTCCTTCTTCCATTTGATATTGTGCATCATCTCCAAACTCAGTACCTTCAAAGGTAGCTTTACCTTCATTACATGTAAAGGTTTCTCCTTCTGTCTGCTCTACTGACCAAGCTAAATCTTGCATCTCAGCTTGAGTAAGTTTAGTATTAGATTCTACTTTGTAGTATCTAGTATCTACTGTCTGCTCACTAAATCTATATGTGTATTTATATTCACTCATCATCTTCTCCATAATTATTTGGACAACAATCTTCACAATAAATTTTAAAACTTTGTAAGTAACCTACAAAGGCATTCGTATTTTCTCCACAGTTATCACATTCTCTGTCATAAATTGTGTCATCATAATGGTCTTTACTCATCATCATCTTCCTCCTCTACTTTGCTTGGGTCAAATGCTTTTGGGTCTGTATGACATACATAATCACTATACCATAACTGTTGGTACTTACCTTGGTGTTCTCCATATTCGTGTATACCACCTTCTTTTTTTAGGTCATAGTAACTAATAACTTCAGCAAAGGCATCTTGCAATCTTAGTATATCTCCTAAATGTATATACTCCCACGCACCTTCGTTGATTGTATCATCTATCTTCTTGAGTTTATTAATTAAGTTTAATGTTACTGCATCTATTGTTGGTTTAATTGTCTTGGTTGACATCTTCATTCTCCTCTATACTTGTTATATAAAATTCTTCACCGGTAGGAATAAATAATCTCTCTGATTCATACTGGTCGCCTCTCTTCTCTGCGGTCTTCCTATCTCTGGCATTAATCTCCTTGCGATAGTAGTAAACTTTCTTTGCATATAATGTAAACTTAGGCATATCTAATCTTTACTTTCTGTAAAAATCTCTTGATTCAAATTTAACAAACTTTAATACAATCCTATCATCATCATCTCTTACAGACATATTAAAGTGTTCCCATACTTCATTCATCTCATCTCCATAGATATAAATTAATTTATCTTTTGGTTTCTTTTTTATTTTAATTAATTTGTTAATTTGTTTTGGTGGCATTACTTTTCTCCTTTTTCCAATGTGCAAAATCATTTAGTTCTTGAAAGTGTATTACTAATAAATCAAGTGCTTCACACGCACCATTATATTTAAGCATTCCTTCTTTGCTAGGATTATCATTCATTCCGTCATACCATTCTGACTTAATATCTTTTACTGCATTTTTTAATCGTTGTAAAGTTATATAAATATTCATAATTTTTTCTCCTGTAAAATACCTAATGCTGAGTAAGTGTATTGTATATTTTCTTTCTTGTCTACATATACAATATTATTGTTATCTTGATATTTAACTTCCATATCACAACCTAGCATTCTCCATAGGCCTTGGTGTAACTCCCAATGTTCTTGTAGTGTTAATTTTTTATTCGACATCTTTATCTGTGCCTCCTAAGTATAACATATACCCTCCTAACATAAAACTGACTGCACCAAATATTATAGCGGTATCTGATTCGTTACCAGATATAATGCTAATACCTGACAGAATAAATACTCCGCCCATAAAAAACCATAGTAAACTCATTTCTTTAACTCCTCTCTTAATACATCAAGCATATAAGAAATATTTTGTAGGTCTTTACCTAAATCAAATGTCATGTAATCTTGTTGTTCCATTTCTTCTACCTTCCTCTCAAGGTCACTTAATATTTGCTCTATTTTATTTAATTGTTGTTGTTTTAACTTCATGCACTCTCCTTCTCTGAATCAGATTGCTGTTGCCAGTAGCGGTCTTCCTCTTCTATCTCTTGTATTTCTTTATCTATTAAATTCTGTAATGCCTGATTAACCTTTTCTAATTCTGCTCTAAATTTACTAATACTGCTTTCTACTTCTGCTCTTAATTTAATAATACTACTTGTTATCTTCTTTAACTCTTCCGCCCTTCTTATATTATTCTGTATCATATATAATCTCCACCTCTGATTTTTTAAAACATAATTGGTTATCTAGTGTTTCTGCATCTTCATCTTCTATGACCACTTCCGTATCATGTTCAATGATACACTTTCCATATATCTCTTGGTCTATTACTTTTATTCTTTTATTAAGATAATCCATCATTTTTTTCTCCTTGTTTATCCATTCATTATTTTATCTAGTGATTCGTATTTGTGATGTTTCTTTATAGCTTTTACTATATATTCTT